GTGGTAGTACATTGTTTTTACAATTAACTGGAAGCACAGCAACTTCAGTCACATTTACTAGCTTTTCTGTAACAACAGGTGCGGCTGCTAATATGTCTGCTGGTGATGTAATTTTAGTTAATGCAATGGCATATTAAGGAAACACATGGCTGGCCCTAGTTCAACTGTAGACCAAAATTTACTGCCTGTTCAAGCGTACTTTGACGTTTACGGCAACTTTCAGACTTTTATCGGTCAGGGTCAGCCTTTTTATGCTTCTATCAATCCTAGTCAATCAGGATTAAATATAACCAATAGTACGATTAACAGTACGACAATTGGTGCAACTACTCCCTCAACGGGAGTTTTTACTAATTTTCTAACGACAACAGGTCAAGTTACCACAACACCTAGTGGCAATACTGACATAGCTAATAAGTTTTATGTAGACACAGTTGCACAAGGTCTTGGCCCTAAAGCAGCGTGTAAATGTGCAACTTTAACCAACATTACGCTATCAGGATTACAAACTATTGATGGCTACACTACGTTGGCTGGCGATAGAATATTAGTAAAAAATCAAAGTTCTAGTCAATACAATGGTATTTATAACGCATCTGCAAGTGCTTGGACTCGTGCTACCGATATGGATGTATGGTCAGAAGTGCCAGGCGCATACACAGTCGTTTTAAATGGCTCACAAGCTAACACAGCATGGGTATCAACATCTGCCGACACAGGCACGATTGATGTAACACCAATTACTTGGGTATTATTTTCAGGAGTTTCTACTTATACCGCAGGAACAGGTTTAACTTTAGTAGCCAATCAATTCAGCATTACTAATACAAGCGTAACGGCTGGTGCTTATGGATCTGCAAGCCAATCATTAAGCGCAACTGTTAATGCTCAAGGTCAATTAACTGCTTTATCTGCACAATCTATTGCTATTGCTGCTAGTCAAATCACCAGCGGAACAATTGCATCTAGTTTAATTAGTGGTTCATACACAGGGATTACAGGGGTTGGAACGCTAACAACAGGTACTTGGAATGCGACACCTATTGCTAACAGTTATTTGGCTAATTCATCTATTACGATTAATGGCAATGCAGTTAGTTTGGGCAGTTCTACAACAGTTACAGCTAACACACCAAATTCGCTAACATTTAATAATAGCGGAACAGGTGGCGCAACAGGCACAACATTTAACGGCTCTGTTGCACAAACTATTTCTTACAATACGATTGGCGCACCTTCAACAACAGGTACAAACGCATCTGGAACTTGGGGTATTGGCATTACAGGCAATGCAGGAACAGTCACCAATGGGCTTTATTCAACCGGTAGCTATTCAAATCCTACATGGCTAACGTCTATCTTAGGTTCTATTGTAAGTGGGGCTGTGGCTTCTGCTACGCTTGCTACAACGGCAACTAATATTGGCGGTGGTACTGCTGGTGCTTTAACTTATCAATCAGGGGCTGGTGCAACTACATTCTTATCATTAGGAACAACTAATTATGTGTTGACTGCTGGTGTTACTGCGCCACAGTACGTTGCTCAATCTACTTTGTCTGTAGGATCAGCGACTAACGCTACTAATTCTACTTATTTAATTGGTGGTGTGGCTGGTGCTATTCCTTGGCAATCTGCTGTTGGTGTAACAGGATTTACTGCTGCTGGCACTACAGGACAAGTATTAACATCTAATGGAACTAGCGTTCCTACTTGGACAACTCCAACGGCTTACGCAACAGTCACAGACGATACGACTACTAACGCTGTTCGCTATCCATTATTTGCTAATCAAACTAGCGGTAATATTTCTACTGAATATACAAGTTCTACCAAATATCAATTTAACCCATCAACAGGTTTATTGACTGCTACAGGGTTTAGCGGATCAGGTGCTAGTTTAACAAGTTTAACCGCTGGTAATTTAACAGGGACTATTCCTAGCACAGTTTTAGGTAACTCTACTGTTTATATTGGCACAACTGCTATTGCATTAAATCGTGGTTCTGGCTCAATCAGTCTTACAGGAACGTCTATTGATGGCTCTGCTGGTTCTGCTACTACAGCCACTACAGCTACAAACGCTACTAACGTAGCCATTACAGACGATACAACGACTAACAGCAATTATTATGTGACTTTTGTATCAGCATCTACAGGAAATACGGGTATTAAAACGTCATCAAGCAAGTTAAAATACAATCCATCAACAGGGGCTTTGACAGCTTCTACTATTTATATAGCACCATAAGGAAAAAATCATGGGTCAATTAGTTTTTCAAGCAACGCTAGGTGGTCAGGTCGCTTTAGTTGGCCCTAATACCGCTTCTTCATATTCATTAAACATACCAGCAGTTAATGGTAACGTAGTTACTACAGGCGATACGGGCACAGTCACTAACACTATGCTTGCTAATAGTTCAATTACGTTTGGTTCTACTGCACAAGCATTAGGCTCAACAATAACTGCAATTAATGGTGTGGCAATTGGTGGTGGTACTGCTGGCTCTGGCGCATTTACAACTTTGACATCTACGTCAGATGCCACTATTAATGGCTTAACTGTTGGTGAAGGTGCAGGTTCTGTATCTACTAATACTGCGGTTGGTGCAATTGCTTTAGCTGCTAATATAACAGGTTCAGAAAATGCCGCCTTTGGTTGGGGAGCATTATACTCAAATACAACAGGCGTACAAAATACAGCTATTGGCAAACAAGCAATGGCTTATAATACAACAGGTTCACGAAATCTATCTGTTGGATATCAATCTGGATATGCAAATACAACAGGAGTAGATAATACTAATCTTGGTTTCTTTGCTGGAAATTCAAACTCTACTGGTGGTGGTAATACCGCAGTAGGTTCTGGTGCAATGTATTCCAATACAGCAAATAACAATACTGCTACTGGTTATCAAGCATTAAATAAAAACACCACAGGCACACCTAATGATGCTTTTGGGTATCAAGCTCTTTATGCTAATACTACAGGCAACCAAAACGTAGCTGTAGGCTATCAAACTCTTTATTCTAATACAACAGGTCAAGCAAACACGGCTATAGGTTATCAAGCTGGCAATAAAACTACTTCATCTTACAATACATTTATCGGTCAATCTGCTGGATATAATAATACATCAGGAACTCCAAATACATTTATTGGTAATGGTGCTGGATTTACTAATACCACTGGTTTTCATAACGTAGCTGTTGGTTTTGGTTGTTTTGCTCAAGGCGGAACAAATACCGCTTCTAATTGTACGGCTGTTGGGGATTATGCTTTGCAAGCTAACACCACAGGCACTCCTAACGATGCTTTCGGCTTCCAAGCCTTGTTTAACAATACTACAGGTTCATATAATGTAGCTATAGGCTACCAATCATTAACTGCTAACACCACAGGAATAAATAATACAGCTGTTGGCAATGCCGCATTAGGTAGCAATACTACAGGTCAATACAGCACAGCTATTGGTTGGAACGCTTTGTATTCAAGCACAGTAAATGCTAATACAGGCATGGGAAATCAAGCAGGTGCAGCGGTTACTACAGGTTTTAATAATACTTTACTTGGTGCTTTTGCTGGATATTCTGGAACAAATAATCTTACAACAGGAACAGGAAATGTTCTTGTGGGTTACAATGCGGCAGTATCAACAGCGGGCGCAATTAATCAAATTGTTATTGGTGCTGCATCTACAGGAAAAGGCAATAATACTGCTTTTGTTAATGGCTCTTCTGGCGCATACAATGGTGCAAACAGCACATTATGGGCTGTAACTTCTGATGAACGCATTAAAGAAAATGTTGTGCCGTTACCAAGTTCATTGCCAATTATAAATGCGTTAAATCCTATCAGCTTTGATTACATTGAGAATAAAACATCTGACGTTGGTTTTATTGCTCAAGAATATCAAAAAGTATTACCAAATCAAATTATTGAAACAGCCGCTAGTCCCGTTGAACAAGAGTTTGCTGGCACTGATACACTTTTAGGTATTCAACAAAACCTAACACCTTACCTTGTTAAAGCAGTTCAAGAACTATCAGCACAAATTACAGCTCAACAAGCAACAATTACAACATTGCAAGCACAAGTAGCGGCATTAACACCAGCATCAGGAACACCAAGTGCGTAAGGTACTAATAGGAACACCATCTTATGATGGCAAAGTGGATGTGTGGTTTGCTAACAGTTTAGTGAACACCATCCGCTTAACTCCGCCTGATACAGTTATTATGCCAGTCTACATGGCTTATGACTCATTAGTGCAACGTGCTAGAAATGACTTGGTTAAACTAGCTCTTGAAGAAGGCTTTGATGACTTAATCTTTATTGATAGCGATGTGGAATGGAATCCAGAGTGGATTAACAAACTGCTTAACTACGATGAAGACGTTGTTGGTGGAACTTATCCTAAAAAGTCAGATAATTTACAATTTCCTGTAAAAGCATTGCCTGATGGATTAGTTGCTAATGTCAATGGATTGATTGAAGTTGAAGGTATGCCAACAGGCTTCTTAAGATTATCTCGTGCAGCTTTACAAAAAGTATGGGATGTATCAGACGAATACCAAAACGAAAGCAAAACTTGTCGCATGGTATTTGACATTAAAGTGATGGATGGTCAGTTAGTATCAGAGGATGTAGTGTTTTGCCGTAAATGGCGAGATTTAGGCGGTAAGGTTTATTTAGACCCTGCTATGACTTGCAATCACGTTGGTGTTAAAAAGTATCAAGCTAACTTTATGGAATACATTAAAGCATTAGAGGTTAATAATGAGTAATTACACTTGGTCTATTAAAGGCATAGAAGCTGAAAACGAAGTTATTACTTGTGCTAAATACCAAGTAATTGCTAATGACGATGACAACTCTGTAGAAACAGAAGGCAATTGGTATTTTAACGGCACAATAGACAAACCTTTTGCAGATATTACAGAACAAGACGTAATAGATTTAATTCAAAAAGAGTCTGTCAAAGATGGTGTGAATATTATAGAATCAAGACTAAATGAACAGCTAATTTATTTAGCTAATAACACGATTGAAACTGTAGCACCCTGGCTACCACAAACATTTACTCCTAGTTAGGATATATCATGGCAATGCCTATTGAGATTATTTCAGCAGCACTAAAAGATATTGGTGCATTGGCAGCAGGGGAAACTCCAACACCAGATGAAGCTAACGATGCTTTATATTTACTTAACGGCTTAATTGATCAATGGTCTAATGAGGATATGATGGTGTATAACACCACAGAAATTATATTCCCTCTTATATCAGGTCAAGTTCAATACACTATCGGCCCTACACCATCAACACAAAACTTTATTGGTGCAACATTTACAGGTTCAATCTCAGGTAAGATTTTAACTGTTACTGCACTAACTTCTGGCGCAATTGCACAAGGTCAAACATTAAGTGGCCCAGGCATTCAAGCTGGCACTAAAATTGTGCAATTTTTGACAGGTTCTGGTGGTCAAGTAAACGAATACGGCACTTACGAATTAAACATTAATTACACTTCACAAGTATCGTCAGAAAGCATTACAGCTTACTATCAAAAACCTTTGTTTATTGATCAAGCCTATGTGCGTGTAAACACTAATTCTAATGGTTCGCCTATTGCTAATGGTGGTCTGGATTACCAAGTAGCGGTGTTAGCTTTAGAAAACTACAATCAAATTGGTTTAAAAACACTTAACGGCCCTTGGCCTAAAGCACTTTATTACAATCCTAACGCTGAATCAGGTAACGTATTTGTATGGCCTAACCCAGCGCAAGGTGAAATGCACATGTTTTCATCTACCATCTTTAGTAACTACAGTTCATTAAACGATGTTGTAGTATTGCCACAAGGTTACACATTGGCTCTTAGATGGAATTTAGCTGAACGTTTAATGCCTATGTATGGCAAAGCTAATCCAACGCAAATAGCAATGATCCAAAAGTTTGCTAACGAAGCTAAAGCCACAATCAAACGTAATAATATGCAACCTATTGCAGCAGCAAGTTACCCTGATTCTATGTTGGTTGGTCGTGCTAAAGATGCTGGTTGGATTTTGAGTGGGGGTTTCTTCAGGTGATTTATTCCGATAATTAGTGTATAATATAGTTTCTATTAATTAATATGGAACTATCATGGCATATACAAAAGAAGAAGCAATTGCAAGAAAACGTGAAGCAGATAAAAGATATTACGAAAAAAAAATAGGCAAAAAAGCTGGCGCATCAGGAAGGCCAGCAAATACTCCAGAAGTTTTATGGAGCAAAGTAAATAAACGTGGTGAAGACGAATGTTGGGAATGGTTAGGTTACATTAACCAAGATGGATACGGAAGAACGTGGATTAATGATGTAGGATATTATGCACATAGAGTAATTTATAATTTGGCATATCCAAATACAATTACTTTGAGTGCGCCTAAATCAAGTTCAGATGTAGGTTTTTTGTTACATACCTGCGATAATCCTGCTTGTTGTAATCCAAAACATTTGTTTGTTGGTACTCATTTAGATAATATGTTGGATAAAGTTGCCAAAAATAGGCAAAAGAAGTTTCCAACTGATACAGGGCCTAGATGTAAATTGTCTATGTCACAAGCAAGAGAAGCTAGAGCTTTAAGAAAAGATGGAATGACAATTCCTCAATTAATGGCTAGGTTCAATTTAAGTCGTGCCAGCATGAAAACATTATTGCGTGGCGATTCTTATAAGGAATAGTAATGCCAGATTTTGGATTTGTAGGGCCAAGTTATAGCGCACCTTCCATCTATCAAGACGATCAGGAATGCGTAAACTGGCGTCCAGAAGTTGATCCATTAAAACAACCTGGCTCTCGTGGTGTGGTTGCTTTATATCCTACACCTGGACTTACTTCACAAATCGTATTTCAAAATAAAGATGAAGTTCGTGGCATGAGAACGCTATCAGGTGATCAATATATGG